TACCTCCGAATTCATGTGCTTTGCCGGCAGTGCCGACCACCGAGATGTCTGGTCCGATGGTTGCGATCCCCCGCTGCTTGTCGATCGCATAGACGATCGCTCGCTTGAGTTGTCCTTTGCGAGTATTTGGAGGCGTACCTGGCATCGAGGCGGTCTGCCGACGTTTGATGGAGCGACGAGCAACCAAGCGAATCGATGCAGCAGCGTGGCCAAGGCTTTTGAAATTGCCTTGCTGCGCCTTGCGATTTACGTTATCCATCGATTTTTTCGTGGTGACTTTAACGCCGATCATGGTTGCCCTTACGGTGCGGTGAATCCTTGGGCATTGACGTAGACCGCAGCACCAGTGGTGATGCACGCAAAGTTAAGAGCCGCGTTCGCCGTGGTTTTAAGCGGGTTCTCGAAGATGATCTCAGCCATCGGCGCGTTAGCAGGCAGGTGGCCTCTCCAAATGACCGTCGCTCCGTCCTTGAGGACGATTTCCGTGGCGACTGCCGAGTTGTTCGAAAGTTGCATCGAGCAGATGTAGCGACGCAGACCCGCACCCGCTGCAGCAACCAATGCGACATCGGTCGTATTGATCACTCCACCAGCGATGGAAGCATACGACCATTCGAGTTCGGGGATTTGCCAAGGGCGCGTTACCAGTACACCTTGAAGGGTGGAAACTAGGTCCGCGACATCTCCTGTGGCAACGCTGGCATACGCTGCGGTCAGAGCACGAGCAGCCATCCGAACGGGGTTGCCGGCAATTACCGCATCGTGGGCCGCTTGACCGGCGACGTTTGCTGTGACGGTTCCGATGTTGGTCGTGGTTGCGGTCGCACCGGTGAGGATCACGCCTAGACCTTGTCCGACCACGGTTTGGCCACGACCTGCAGTGATTTCAGCAGTGAGCTCGGCGTAATCCTGGCAGTTGATGAATTGGGATTGGAAATTGATGTTGGCAGCCGGAGCTGCCGCCAAGGCAATCTGCCCGGAACCGGTAACATACGCTCCGGAGAACACAGTACCGATTAGGTCGATCGTGTTGGCATCGATCACCGTGGCTGCGTAATTACCACGCAAGACCGCTCCGTTATTGGTGACACCGTTGAGGTACTCGACCCAAATCGTCGGCGTTCCGGTGTATCCGTGAGCGGTCGACGTCAGGCGAATGACATTGCCGGGGCCTGCCACCGCGTTGGAAACGGCCTTGAACCCTTGATGATTCATCGAGCGAATGCGGATTTTGTAGACCGCGGTTGGATCTGGAATCTGCTGATGCCGAACGTACGAGTTCGAGCGTCCACCGGTCGAATCCATCGCTCGGGAGTGGAAATAGCATTCGTCGGAGAATGGTTCCAGTTCGAGAATTGAATAGGTCGCGGTCGTAACGATCGCAGATGCTGCCGATGCGATAGGGACCAAGCCACCGTTCTGCACGCTGTAGACCATATTGGTCACGGTCGTGTTGGCAGCACCACCAATGTCCATGTTCAGGCTGTGCTTGCCATCGGGGATACCGGTATTTGGATCTACCGAAACGGCTTCGATGATGTGGTGCGTGTTGGCTTGTCTGGTTGCCCCCGATTGAACTGCAATCATGGCTCGGAAGGGAATCGTGAATGTTTCCTTTGAGAGCAGCTCGGCATATCCACCTGCGGTTGTCCCGGATCCTATGGTCAGTACACCACCGGAAACGCTCGCCGTGGATCCACCGCTTGTGGTCAGCTCCCACAGGTCCGTCAGAGTTCGAGTCCAGGAATCGCGGAACTTCTTCTGGATCGATTTGACTTTGAACATGTCGTCCACGTCATCCAATCCAGGAATCTCTCGGGTGACTCCTCGCGAATTGGTGAACTGCATGCGGAATGGGCCAACGTCTCCGGTGGTCATCGGTTATCTCCAAAGGCGAAACGTGAGAGTCAGGACGCTGGTGAATTGACGGAGTTCTTGCAAATGGTCGGGCGCATAGACCGGCAGGTTTTCCACGTTGGTGCAGCGAGCCCCAGGAAAGCTTGAGAGCGGATTGGATCGGAAGTAGTCGCCGATCTCCTCAACCAAGAGCATTAGCGAATCGATGGCGACGATTTCGGTGGATGTTTTCTTTTGGACTGCAACATCAATCTGGTAATCGAAGCTGTCTCGCGATCGATCTAGCGATGCGCTCGTGATTCCCTTGGGGACCACCGTTACCTTGATCTGAGACATTCCTTGCAGATCAAAGACAGGCAAGTAAAGTCGCTGCGCAGTGAATGGCTGACTGAACGAATTGCCGTTCAACTCTGCGGTCACTGCATCTGCGATTGCGACGATATTTGCCGGCATTACTCAATCCCGATCTGTTTGGTATGGATGCGAAGAAGTCTGCGGTGTGGGTCCGACCATCTCCAAGGTGGCTCGCTCCCAGGAGCGTTGACCTCGTAGATGTAGACTTTGCCGTTGTCGGTTTCGCGGATCGTGTCACCACGCTCCGGCAGGATCTGAGAACCGGCGAGTACCAATTCATCAGGTGGAACTAGAAAGTCACGGTCGGTCCATTGCATGTGAACGCCACCGTAACCATCCTCGAGTTTCATCAGCGTCCGGCCGATGATGGCCGTGACGCTGGTTTGGTTGGCTCCCCTCAGATAGACCACCGTGCGAGATGCATGGGCCTTGAGCTGGTTGGCGAGCCATTCTTGGCCTGCACGAAGCAGATCGGCCATGGCGAGGCTCCACTTAGGATTTGATGTCCGGTGGGGACTTGCCGTTTTGCTCCATGAGCTTGAGCAGCTGTTGGTACTGGTCCATCAGCTTCTTAAACTGCTCGTCGTCCAGCACAGCGTTTCCGCGTTGCTTCCTGGCATTGCGGATTGCTTGGAGTAGAAGCGGCAGACCGTATTGCAATCCCAGCAGCAATGCGATGCTGGAACCTGCGGATGTTGCGATCAATCCACCCGGAGTCCACTGCGGTCCCAAAGGCAAGCGATCGCGAATCAGTCCGGAATCGTTCGGCTCTTGGGGTGCAGGCTTAAGCTTCGGTCGATCAAGGATCGAGTCGATCACATCATCTTGGACCTGTGTTTGGGCTAGCAAACCCATTGGCCATTGCAGTGGTTCGCCCAGCGTGGTCGAAGGAACTTGGACGATTTGTTCGTCATCGCTAGCTTCTTCGACTTGGCAACTGACTTCACGAGTGCCTGAAGGTAGACCCTCAAGCGTTGTTGGCAATTTGCCTCTCATCGCACTGAGCAAAAACGGAGTCGATTGGCCAAGCCCCTCGCCACCACCAGCCCAGGTAAGTAGACCGACGACACGTGGGCCTTCATCCGTGTAATCGATCAGGCTCGAACCGCTGCGTCCTCCGATGGCTTCCGGTTTCCAGGAGAGGATTTGACCCTCCTTGCGATTGAGCCGTAGAACCTGCAGGCTCGGCCATTCGCACCGTGGGCAACCAAAGGTCGTGACCGACGATTGGTTGCTAGGGTACCGATCGGCCAGGGGGATCGGATCGACGTCTTTAGCAAAGGCTGGACTGCACTTGAGCAAGGCGAAGTCGACGCTGGTGCCTCGACCATAACCGGAAGCGATGATCGTCCCGGTTCCTTTCTCGCTAGAGCCGTTGGTATTCCAGCGTTCGACGTTGACGGTGCGGCCACGCGTGGTACCGGCTACGTGGGCGTTGGTAAGTACAATCGCGTTCCCCTCGGGGGTGCGACCGACAACCGTACCACTCCCGCAAACGCCACTAACGGTAACGCGAACCGTGGCTCGGACAACCTGATCGAACCGATCGGCAGCGATTCCAACGGCTGTTGCCCTTGGTTCCTGGTCTACAAGGGTGAGTTCCTCTCGAAGTGGATCAATGTAGATCGTGCTTTGGACTTGCCCAGCATGGCACTTACCATCGATGCAGATCGTTTCTTGGGCGAATGCAACGGTGGCGATGCAAACAGCCACCAGAGCTACCAGCGACAAACACTTGGTTTTCATAGTGATTCCTGCGAATGAATGGGTTTCAAATATGGAAATACGAATCTGATGCGGGGTTACTGACTAAGTCGCATTCGGACCGTGGTGTCTGCGGACGCCGCAGCGCGAACCACTTTGCCGATCGACTTGTTCCCTGCGGAGGTGGTGGTTACGACATTGGCGGTGTCGTCCCAGTACAGGATGGTCCCAGCCGTGTAGGCCACACCGGTGTTCTTGTTGAAGTCAAAGACTCCATCGACGGCAAGTGAGCCAAGTTCGCCCGCTGCTAGTGGACGAACCGTGACGCCGACCAAGTCCCCTTGGACAACCACGTCCCCGGAGGCAAGAGCGCCCACGGGGGTGTGATCGATGTAGTGACCTTCCTGAATGAATGTTGCCTGTGGCATGATTGGCTAAACCTCAACTGGTGAATCGGATGAAGGAATGAACACGGTACCGAGCGAGGCTTATGCCTCAGCCTTGCACTTGATCGCTGCGCGTGGGTCTTGCAGAGCAACGCCGAAGTCGTGGTAACCACGCATCTGAACGCCGAGGACATTGAAGTCCGCATCGGCGGTTTCGATCGTTGGAGCTTCTTGGCCGTTGAGGAACGCGACCTCGATCAGTGGCAGATCGTTCGGGTCAGTGATCAAGTACCAAGCCTTCGATGAGTTGCCCGTGTAGAGGGCGTTGGCTAGGTACCGGCTGACTTCCACACGGAACTTGCCCACGTGCGGGTTGGTGATCGGAACACGAGCATTTGCCGTGCTATCACGCATTTCCAGCGACTTGTAGAGCTGTGAGCCGATCGCCGACAATGCGGTTGGCACGAG